ACAGCAAAAAGATCCCTTAACCTTATGTTTGCGGAATGGGCGAACCGTGGATTGAATCTATGGACCGTTGCCTATGGCACGCAAACACTGACAGCCGGAACAAACTTCTACGGTGTTGACCAAAAGGTCGTTGACATTCTGGACGCGACAATCACAACCACAACTGGAGCGACCGCAAACCTGGAAGGCGACAGCAGTACCACTGATGTTTCTGTCGCGAGGATTTCACGGGAAGAATTCATGAATCTTACCAGAAAGGAGAAATCATCAACTGGGGACGCAAGACCTACACAATGGGCCTTGATTCCTGGAACGGTTACAACTGGCGGTTCTTCTGCCAGTGGAAGGCCACAGTATGACATGACCCTTTTTCTGTATCCAAGTCCAAATAAGGCTTACATTTTCAAGTATTTTTATATTGGAAGAATACAGGACGCCGGTGATTACGTTAATAACGCCGATGTTCCATTTTATTTTCTTCCGTGTTTGACTGCGGGTTTGGCTTACTATATAAGCTTAAAGAGGGCACCAATGCTAAGTGCAAACTTAAAAGCTGTGTATGATGAGGAATTTAAACGCGCTGCCGAAAATGACCGTGAACGAACGTCATTCAGGGTTGAACCGGCGCAAGCTTACATACCATAGGAGGTAATATGGTTAAATGTGAAAAATGCGGTTGTGATTGTGATTGTAAAGACAATTGTCAATGCACAGACTGCGAATGTAAAAAGGAGGAAAAATGAGCAATCCAAACTGGAATAAAGATACCAACGCCGGAAGAAGTTCCAAAGGCGGAGTAAAGGGAAACTGGAGTGATAGAGGTACCAATTCTATTTCTGAAGCTAAGGTTAAGGAAAAAGTAAAATCTGTTTCACTGTCCAAAGGAAATGTTTCCGGAACCATGCAAAGCATGGGTGCGGCCACTAAAGGTGGAAAATATCACTGGTCCGGATCAAAAGATTCTAAATGGTAGAATAAATGGCGTACGCTAGAGGAAAATACGCACAATCCATATCGGATCGCAGCGGAATGTCGTTTCCCTACAAGGAAATGATAAAGGAATGGAACGGCGCACGTGTTCACAAGAGTGAATACGAACCAAAAACAGCGCAGGACCATCCCCGTAAGCATTCTGCTGACAAGGAAGCATTGCAATATACCAGAACGGACAGGGGTGAAAGCACTATAGCTACATTATTGCCTCTAAATCCCTTTAGGTTTACGGCAAGCAGCGCAACAATATCGGTATTTGAGCCTGACCACGGACGGTCAAGCAGTGACACCGTAAGGTTCAGGGATGTCAGGGGAAATATATTCGGAACTGACATAGATGAACTGGAGGATTCCGATGGATACAGCATCACAAAAACGGATGATGATTTTTATACCTTTGCGGTTTCAACATCTGCGGGATCAACAGGAAATGGCGGGGGTGGATATGTTTCTGCCGGACCGGCAACATTGAGTGCATAATGACAACATACGCGGAATTAACAACACAGATTTTAAACTATACGGAAACAAGCACTGATGTTCTGACATCCACAATAACGGACGACTTTATAGAACATACAGAGAACAGAATATTAAGGGAAGCTGACCTGGACGTATTCAAGTCACACCAGAGTTCTACCTTGACGGCTGACAATTCTTTTCTGTCCTTGCCTGGTGGATCATTGGCTAGTCCAACTTCATTGGCCACTATAAGAACGGTTCATATTTATCCCGCTTCGGGAACGGCAACAAGGACATTCCTGGAACAGAGGGACGTCAGTTTCATGAATGAATACTGGCCGACACGAACATCCACTGGAACACCGAAATACTGGTCCTGGTGGGACGAAGACACAATTTACCTTGCTCCTACGCCAGATGCGGCGTATAATGTGGAAATAGGAATTACCAGACTACCGACAAGACTGTCCAGTTCCAACACAACTTCTTGGTTGGGGAACAATGCTTCAATGGCATTGCTTTATGGATGCCTTTCGGAAGCCTTCAAATTCTTGAAGGGCCCAGCTGAAATGCTGCAATTGTATGAACAGTCATACCAACGTTCCATGCAGGAATTGGTGATTGAACAGCAAGGAAGACACCGAAGAGATGAGTACATGCATGGGGAACTAAAAGTACCAGGAATGCAAACACAACAGAAATCCATGGGAGGATAAGACATGGCAATAACCCAAGCTGTATGTACAAGCTTTAAACAGGAAATTCTTGTTGAAGGGCATGATTTTACGGCCACGACAGGAGATACGTTTAAACTTGCGCTGTATTCAAGTTCGGCCTCTTTAAGCGCTTCAACAACCGCTTATTCCAGCTCAAACGAAGTTTCCGATTCAGGAACCTATACGGCAGGAGGTGGATCACTGACAAGCGTAACACCAACTACAAGCGGAACAACCGCTCTTTGTGATTTTTCCGATATATCCTTTACATCAGCGACAATCACGGCAAGAGGAGCGTTAATTTACAACAGCAGCGCCTCCAACAAGGCAGTATGCGTGTTGGACTTTGGTGGTGACAAAACGTCAACAAGCGGCACGTTTACAATTTCATTTCCGGCGGCAGATTCAAGCAATGCTATTCTAAGACTAGCGTAGGGGATTTCAATGGCACTAAAGCTAAATGACAGAGTCAAGGAAACCTCGACAACTACCGGAACCGGCACTCTTAATCTGGGCGGCGCCGTCTCGGGATTCGAGACATTCGTTGCGGGAATCGGAGACGGAAACACGACATATTACTCCATCGCACACCGTAGTGAGGATGAATGGGAGACCGGTCTTGGAACCGTAACCGACGCTTCAACCGACACACTGGCAAGAACAACGGTCATTTCAAGCTCGAACAGCGATTCCGCTGTTGATTTCAGCGCCGGAACGAAGGACGTATTTTGCACCCTGCCGGCAAGCAAGGTAAGTTTTCTTGACGCAAGCAATGACTTGATTCTTGGAGCCGGTGCGGCAGGCGTTGACTATTCCCTAAAATTTGACGGTGAAACAAGTGATGGCGTCATTACGTGGATGGAGGACGAGGATTCCTTCAAGGTGGAGGACGATCTTGTCATGGACAGTTCAAAAAGACTGTATCTTTATGACGAGGGCGGAGAACACATAAGCGGGGACGGCACAGATTTAACCATTGCTTCTGGCGGGGACGCGACCATAGACGCTGGAGATGACATTGTTCTTGATGCGGATGGAGCCAATGTAACTATCAAAGACGGCGGAACGACTACCTTAGACATTGTATCCAACGGAACTACGGATGTAACCTTAGACGCACCGGGTGACATCAAGCTTGATGCCGACGGTGGGGATATATTCTTTGTGGACGGCGGCACTACCTTTGGCAGTGCGACAAATACTTCCGGTAACTTAATCATTAAATCTGGAACAACTACAGCCTTAACGTTTAGCGGAGCTAACGCAACATTAGCAGGTGATTTAACAATCTCCGGTGATGATTTAACAATGGGTACCAATACCAATACAGCCATTATGGTGGCGGACGGAACAAACTTTAATCCTGTTGTTCCAAGCGGTGATGTTGGATTAACGAATGCGGGTGTATTCAGCATAGCTTCAGGCGTTATTGTTAACGCTGACGTTAACGCTTCAGCGGCCATTGCGGATTCAAAACTTGCGACAATTTCAACCGCTGACAAGGTAAGCGCCGCGGCAATTCAAATTGACGGTGCTACGGACGGAACCAGCATTACTGTAGCGGACGCTGATAAAATTCTTGTGGATGACGGTGGTACGACAAAGTACATTACCGCTTCCCAACTCAATACATATACAAGCACAAGCATTGCGGCTGATGACATTGGAACAGGTAACGCGGCGGTTACCCTTAGTACATCTTCAGGTAACATTACAATAGACGCAGCGGCAAATAATACGGACATCATATTCAAGGGAACGGACGCCACTTCTGACATTACAATGCTTACACTGGACGGAAGTGAAGCGGGTGCGGCGACATTCAACAATAAAGTTGTTGCGACGGAACTGGATATTTCCGGCAATATGGATATTGATGGAACATCAAATCTTGATATTGTGGATATTGACGGCGCTGTTCAAATAGACGGGACGGTCACTGTTGGTGTTGATGATACAGGATTAGAT